TTAGGGTGTCGGTGCTGGTAACGGTTCTTTTACTTACACCACTGACGAACATTGTGTCGTTATGTGTATTTACCACGCCGTTCCTTTGCTTGATTATACGATTACCGGTCAGGATGGTCAGTTGCTTGTGACTGATGCTGAGTCTCTCCCGATTCCGGAATTCGACAATATCGGTATGGAAGTTCTTCCCATGACACAAATTTTCAATTCACCCAGAGCGTCTATTGTCAATTTGTTCAATGCAGGCTATAATCCTCGTTATTTCAATTGGAAGACAAAACTTGATGTCATTAATGGTGCGTTTACCACTACTCTCAAGTCTTGGGTTTCTCCTGTTACCGAATCTCTTCTTTCTGGATGGTTTGGATTTGGGTACCATGAAGGCGATGTTGATCCCGATACTCGTGTTGTCTTGAATTATAAGTTCTTTAAGGTTAATCCTTCTGTTCTTGACCCTATTTTTGGCGTTGCTGCTGATTCCACTTGGGATACTGACCAATTATTGGTTAACTCTTATATCGGTTGCTATGTTGCCCGTAATTTGTCTCGTGATGGTGTACCTTACTAATTTTTTGTTTTGATTATGCTAGGAAAATTTAATTCTTTGGAAAGTCTGGAACAAGGTTGTGGACTTGTCCCTAATGTTGAGCCTGATGCTTTTGCTGTTGCTCCTGAGTTTGATTGTACTGAAGAGCTTCGTGTAGAGATTGATGATACTGATGAAACTCGTCCGGTTCGTTATACCTCTGATGTCCGTTTGCTTCTTCATACTAAGGATTTGGCTTCCCGTGCTGGTCTTGCTATTGCTTCTAAGTTTGGTCAAAATAGACAATCTGCTTCCCAAATTCAGCAGATTATGGACAAGATGTCTGATGATGACCTTTTGGCAACGGTTCGTTCTCGTCATGTTCAGTCTCCCTCTGAAATTATTGCTTGGTCTAAGGAATTGTCGGCTTATGCTGAGCACCTCGAGTCTCAAGCACAAGAATTGATTGAGGTTGAAACTGCTAAACAAGAGGCAGAAAAAGCGGCTGCTGCTCCCGCTGATGCTGCTTCCTCTGAATAATGGGTCTTCTTGGTTCAATTGCTGGTGGTCTCCTTGGCTTTGGTTCTTCTGCTATTCAAAATTCTCAGAATAGGCAAAATGTCAGGGAAACCAACCAGATGAACTATAAGATAAATCAGATGAACAACCAGTTCAACGAACGTATGGCGATACAGCAGCGTAATTGGCAGGAAAACATGTGGAATAAGGAAAATGCTTATAACACTGCTTCTGCCCAACGTCAACGTCTCGAGGAAGCTGGTTTGAATCCTTATCTGATGATGAACGGAGGTTCGGCTGGTGTTGCTCAGTCTGCCGGTACTGGTGCTACTGCTTCTTCTTCTGGAAATGCCGTTATGCAACCTTTTCAGGCTGATTATTCCGGTATAAGTTCTTCCATTGGCAATATTTTTCAATATGAGTTGATGCAATCTCAAAAGTCTCAATTGCAAGGTGCTAAACAGCTTGCTGATGCTAAAGCTATGGAAACCCTTTCTAATATTGATTGGGGAAAGCTTACTGAAGAAACTCGCAATTATTTGAAATCTACTGGATTGGCTCGCGCTCAGCTTGGTTATGCCAAGGAACAGCAGGAAGTTGATAATATGGCGACGACAGGTCTTATCATGCGTGCTCAACGCTCTGGTATGCTTCTTGATAATGAGGCTAAAGGTATTTTGAATAAGTATCTTGACCAACAACAGCAGCTTGACCTGAATGTTAAGGCCGCGGATTATTATCAGCGTATGTCCTCTGGTTACCTTTCTTATGCTGAAGCTAAAAAGGCTTTAGCTGAAGAGGCTTTGGCTGCTGCTCGTACTCGTGGTCAGAATATTTCTAATAAAGTTGCTTCTCGTATTGCTGAGTCTCAAATTGCTGCTAATATTGCGGCTAATGAATCTACTGCTGCTTTTCATAATGAAGAGCTTAGGCTTGGCCTTCCTCAAGATAATGCTCGAAGCAAGAATATTGAGTCATGGTATCGTTCTCGTAATGAAGGCAAGAAATATAAGTATTATGATACCGATAAGGTAGTTCAGTATGGTACTGCTATTGGCAATACTGTAGGAAACTTTTTACCCTGGTAGTAACCTCTTCTTTTGTTTGTTGTGTTTTTACCCGTCTCGTAGTGATACGCGTCGGGTTTTTTTGTTTGGAGTAACTTCTGGCAACCACGCGTGGCGTGGTTATACACCCCCTGAATTCTGGGAGACTCCGTCGACTGGAATCAGAGCCGTCAGGCTATAGTACTGCCTTCCTTGAAGCTTGACGCTTGCAACGCGTAAGCAATCTCCCTCTAATCTTTTCTCTTCTGTCGCCGTTAAACACCTAAAATATAAATTGGCGAAGCCTACATGAGTTTGCCCGAAGGGAAAGCGATTTACCTCATCGCTTTCAGTCCCCCCCCTTGTCTTATATACGCAAACTCACAGACCAGCCTGCCACCCACATAGCTAATGTTTTTTTATGTTAATAATATGCATGTGTATTTGCTTTCTTCAAATTTTTATTTATATCTTTGCTCTGTCTTTAAAAACAATGTCTAATTCAAATTTTTAAGTTTATGGAAAAGTATTATTTGTGTTCTGTTCAGTCAAAGACTAATCCCAATAAGAATGAAACCATTCTTGTTCCTATTGATGAAATTTCTGATTTTGTCGCTTTGAATCTTCACCAGGATTGTGTTCTTATTGTTTCTTATTGTTCAACCTTTAATTCCAATTATGATGAAAAGTGAAACTAAATCTAAAATCTGGTCTGCAATTATTGCAGCTGCTGTCAGTCTTCTTACGTCTATTGCTCAAATTTTTTCGTAGACCATGAATCCGACATTAATGAAGTTTGTTGAGTGGCTCCTCCGTTACAATATTCATTTTACTGTCACTTCTGCTTTTCGCACTTTTGAAGAAAATGAAGCGTGTGGAGGTTCTAAAACCTCTCAGCACTTAACTGGAGATGCTATTGATTTGGCCCCTTATGGTTTTCCGGTAGATGATTTTATTTTGAAAATTAAAAATTCTGGTTTTGAATTTGACCAACTCATACAATATCGAAGTTTTGTCCATATTTCCTTTCCTCGAGCTCGTAAGCCTCGTCAAATGGAACTTAATTTTACTAACAAAAAATGATTACTAAGGAGATAGAGAATAAGTTGGTGACCCGTTGTTTTAATCCTCGGACAGTTGTCAACAAGTATACGCATGAATCTGTTGTTGTTTCTTGCGGACATTGTCCTGCTTGTATCCTTCGTCGGTCCGCTGTTCAGACAAACCTTCTCACTACTTATTCTTCTCAATTCCGTTATGTATATTTTGTTACTCTTACTTATGCTCCTTGCTTTCTACCTACTTTGGAGGTTTCGGTTATTGAAACTTGCACGGATGATATTGCGGATGTTTCCTGCTTTCCCAATATTAATGACTTGGATGCTAGTGACTCTAACACTTATTTGTTTGGTTTTCGTAGCGTTCCTCGTTCCGCTTCTGTTAGATTAAAAAACTCTACTGTTGAGCGTACATTCAAAGACCCTGAGATAAGCTTTTCTTATCCTATGAAACCTAAGGACTTATTGTCTATTCTTGGTAAGATTAACCATAATGTTCCTAATAGGATTCCTTATGTTTGTAATCGTGACCTTGATTTATTTTTAAAACGTTTAAGAAGTTATTACCCAGATGAAAAATTACGTTACTACGCTGTATCAGAATACGGCCCTACCAGTTTCCGCCCGCATTGGCATTTGCTATTGTTTTCCAATTCCGAAAGATTTTCGCAAACTGTTTGTGAAAATGTATCTAAAGCTTGGTCTTACGGTCGTTGTGATGCGTCACTCTCGCGAGGATTCGCAGCTCCGTATGTTGCGTCGTATGTTAATAGCTTTGTCGCTTTACCCGACTTTTATACTCAGATGCCAAAAGTGGTGCGACCTAAATCCTTCCATTCCATTGGATTTACAGAATCAAATTTCTTTCCTCGAAAGGTACGAATTGCCGAAATTGACGAAGTTACCGATAAATGCCTTAATGGAGTCCGCATTGAGCGCAACGGATATTTTCGCACAGTTAAACCTTCTTGGCT